CAACTCGCCGATCACCGTGTCCGTCACGACGTTGGCAACCGTTGCGCCCTCGGGCTTGATCCGGCCACAATACTGAATGGCGTAGATTTCGCCACAGGCCGAGGACGAGGTGCGAGTCACAACGAGGCAGAGGAACCGCTCTAGCGGCTTGTAAATGTCAAGCCACACGGGTTCATTGTTGGCCGTCGGCACGATCTTCGTTCCCAGCAGATCGGCGGCGCTGCCCATGCCCGTCACGGTGTCTTGCTGGGCTTTGACATAGTTCCCCGCATTGGCGACCGCAATGGTCGTCAGGAAAACCACCCCGTCATAACCCAGCATGTCAACTTCATCCGAGGTGACCGCAGAAGTAGCGGCGCCGGAATACGCTTTCACCTTTCGGATTTTCACGTTTTGCGACAGATTCATTTCAGTTAACCTCCTTGGGTTTCTTGCCTCATGTCATCCGTTGGCGTTACGCCGCGACTTTGATGCGGACGAACGCCTCGGCCAGTACCGGCGCAGCGTCGGCGGCCATGTCATCAAACAGGAGGCCGATCTGCCCGGTCAGCGCGTAGGTTTCCATGAGCCGCTGGACCGTTCCGCTCACTGCATCAACAATCCAGTAGAACGAGAAGTCGCCGTACATCCCCGCATACAGGCCGTTGGTGTACGTCTTCGGCACCTTGTCGCCCGTCACGTAGGGCTTGCCAAGGATGACGCTCGGCGTTCCCGCCTGAAGGCCCGGCTGCCACAAATACTGGCCCATGCCGTCTTTCAGTTTGCGAATGGCGGTGATGGCGTCGCGATGGAAAAGCCACCGCGCAGGGCCTTGATAGATGTCCGCAAGCGTACCCTGGATTGTGATGAGGCCGTCCGCCGTAAAGCCGGTTGCATTCCCCGTCACAACATCTCGCGCCGTGCCGATGCCGTTGTCCGAGGCCGTGAAGAGGCCCAGGGGCTCACTTGCTCCACCGCCCGTCATGTAGGCCGTCTCAAGGCCAGCCGCCAACGCATACGCAACGCGATCAGCGATAACGCCTTCGATGTCGATGCGTGAACTCCGAAGCAACGCCTTCGAGACCTTGATCAGTTTCCGCTTCAGATCGCGGGGGCGCAGTTCGCGCAGTCCGAAGGCGATGCCCGTGTCTTCGGCGGCTTCAGTCAATTCACCGGCGCCGAAAGCGAAGGCCGTGATGTCCCCGTCCAGACGGGGCGCGCCCAGCGTCTCATTCCGCCCGACCGGATAGACGGTCGCCAGTTGGCGGACGATTAGGCTGTCATCCACGCTCTTCAGAATGCGGCTGATGAATCGCTCTGAGGCCGCGAAGAAACCGCCGCCCGTGTCGAGATCGGCTTGCAGCGTTGCCCGTTGCTCCGTTCCGGCTGACTCGCGCTCGATCAATCCGCGCGCCCGGCCCGTCCGCAAGAAATTGACGAACGCCTCAGCGTACTCGGGAGTTGCGGTCGGTCCGCTCACCCGCGTTTCCGCCTTGCCCTTCTGCGTCGAGTCGATGTTACGCTCCGCTTGCGGCCCCTCTGCCGGTTCCGTGAATCCCGCGTCAGCCAGCCCCTGCCGCTCGTGCCGTTGCGCCTGAGCGATCTTCTGCTCGGCGTCCGCGTGGAGCGCGTCAAAGCGCGTTTCCTCTTCTGAGGTCAGCGCGCGCTTCTCCTCGTCTGCTTTCTCCAGAACCGAACGCGCCTCTGTTACGAGACGGCCCGCTTCGGTTCTGAGTTCCAACGTGCTTGTCCTGCTCATCGTGCAGCCCTCCTATTCGGAGCGCGCCGCAAGTCGCAGCGTCAACTCCGCGAGTTTTTGCCTCCGCCGTAACAGTGCGAGCAATCCCGCCGAGTGGACCAAGGGGTCCGGCTCGCCGTTCATCGCCAGCAGCGTATTGACGCCTTCCGCGCCGCCGCCCGCCCCGGCTGAAGAGTGGCCGTCTCCGGTCGGCTCTTCAGTGGTTTCGCGCAACCGCACCTCAAGCGCCAAGGCTTCGTGCGCCTGTATTACAGCCCGCGCTTCCGCTTCCGTTACTTCGTAAGCCGGAAATGTCACGGGCGATATTTCCCAAAGTCGCAGTTCCAGAAGTTCGCGTAGATCCTGCTCTCCCTCTTTTGATGTCCACTGTTGTTTGATCACGTCGAAGGCAAAGGAACATCCCTTCACGTCGCCGCGCTCGACTGACACCCAGGCGTCGCGGCCCCAACTGTTATCCGGCAGAACCACGTCAAAGCGTAGACCGTGATCGTCTTCATTAACCTCAAGCGTCCGCGTACTCTTGCGCCCGAGAGGCTGTCCCGTGTCGTGATTCCAGAGCGCAACGGCGTCATGCTCTGTCAGGGTTTTGCGAAATGCGCCGGGGCGAATGATTTCCCGATACCAACCCCTAATGGATGTTTCCGCGTCGAACACAGCGGCGTAACCAACGATCCGTCGCGCCGCGTCGCGCTCTTCAACGCGCAACTCCGTAGCCGGAAAGACGCGAAGAAACTCTACCTTGTCCCTGCTAGCCATCTCTTACTCTCCTTCGTCCTCTTCCGGCTCCGGCTTGGGTTCCGGTTCCGGTACGGGCTCTGGTTCCGGCTCGGGCTCCGGTTCTTCCAGCGCGGCCTCAGCCTTGGCCAAGACCTGAGACGCCGGAACCATATTCATCGGGACCATGTACAGATCGCCTTCCGGCCCCAGCGGATTCATGTTCTCAAGATCGCGGATGTCATTCGCGCTCAAGGCGCCCATGTTGAAAAGGGCGCGGTAGAAGTTCGCGCGCGATTGCGCGTCACCCCGAAGCAACCCCGCGACAAGGAACTCCGCGAAGTATTCGTCTTGCTCTGCCGGCAGGATCAGATCCTTTTTGATCCGTTGCTCCCACCGCACGAGCCATGGCTGTAGGGTGAACTTGACGAACTCAAGGCTTTGGTGTTCGATGTTGGTGAAGGTGGCCCGTGACAACTCGGCCATGAGATGAGGTTGAGTCCCGAAGATTCGGCTCGCTTCTTGGATCTGAAACGTGCGCCCCTCGATCAGTTGGGAGTCTTCATTCGAGACGCCGACCTGCTTGAACTGTACGCCGTCTTCGAGAATGCCGACGCGCCAGGCGTTCTCAAGGCCGGAGTATGCGGCTTGCCAAGACTGCCGAAGGCGCGCCGCCGTCTCATCATCGAGGACCGATGGCGTCTCCAGGACGCCTTTCGGCGCGGCGCTGTTGGCAAAGTACTTTCCCTGATACCGCTCTTGCGCGAGGCCCGTGGCGATGGCATCGCGACACAGATCCGTCCGGCAAAGCCCAGCCAGACCAGACGTAGAGAAGCCCTTGAGATGAAAGACCTGATCGGGGCGAAGGCCGACGACTATGCCGTTTCGTTCAACCATATACCAGAGGTCTGCGCCCTTTCGTTCGAGCCTCATCTTGTCTGATCGCAGCGGCCACAGTTCAATCGGCTGGCCGTAGTTGTTCCGAACGATTTCCGCATAAGCATTTCCCCGGATCAGAGCGGACGCCTGCATCATCTCGCGAAGGTCCATCGCGGTTATCTCGGGGTTCGGGGAGTCGTGAAGTAAGCGATAGAGGGAATGCTTTGGGGCATGTTCTTTCTGCCGTCCGTCTCCGACGCGCCGGTAGACAAAAAGGGGCAGCATGGCCAGAATTGTTGACAATCGCTCTACGGCGGCCAACACAGCTGTTGAACTCAGGGCCGTCTCTGGCGTCAACTCGACGCCCGAAGTCGTCTCTGTGCCGCCCCCAAGCCAATCTATGGACTGCGAGATGGGCGAAGGCCCTTTGTCTCGCTGGAGAATCCGCTGGACGATGCCAAGGATTCGCATTCGTAGGCTCATAGAAGAGCGATCCCCCAAACGACAACCGCAATCGCCACAACGAGACCAAGGACGATTCCCCATATAAGACTTAGACGGAGTTCCCTTATGCTTCTTCCTTCAGGCAGTTCAATGATTTTCATACGCGGACCTTTCGTAATACGACGCTCGCCCCACGGTGACCAGCCGCAGAGCGAGCGGAGAAAGGAGAAAAACCCAGGCCCTCATGCGGGCGGGTCATCCTATCTTTACGGGAAAGTTGCTAGGGGATGCAATAGTAAAAACGTGATGGGGCAATAGTAAAAACGCAAGCGGCACGCTTCTTGCCTAGCGCCCGGCGTTGCCCCCGCGATGGCGCGTACAGCCCGCCGCCCGAAGGATACTAGCCGCCGTACTAATCGAGCATTGAAACTGCCGCGCGACGATGTACTGTGGCGCGCCGCCTTCGTATGCCTCGATCATGCGCCCGAGCGTGGCGGCGGGGTCGGGCTC